ACGCGCAACCCCGATGCGGGGTCCATTGGTCGAAGCTCTACGACCCGTCCATTGGGCTCGAGTGCGCAGCCAAGATATTACGACAGAACCTTGCGCGGCACTCAAACGAGGCCACAAATTCTAAGCGGATATGGTTGGCGCTCCGTGACTACAACGGGGCGGGTCCTGACGCGCAGGAATACGCAACCGAGGTGATGGCCCGAATTGGGGCGCTTCTGCTCAGTGCGATAGATGAGTCGGCGAAATAGTCTGACATAGGTGTTGATAGTTGTATGACGGGTCGGGTAAAAGGTGCTCATGGATGAAAACCAATCAAAACGCAGTCCCGACAAAGAAAAACGAGTCATTTCGTTTCGAGCGTCAAAGATAGTGAACAAACAAATCGCTGAGCTGGTTGAGCGATGGGGTGAAAGTACAACTAGAGCAATTCATCGGGCAATCGCAATCGCGCACGAGAAGGAGTTCGGGAAAAAACGTTCGTAGTGTAACTTTTTATCATGGGACGACGAGGGCCACCGAGGACGCCAACTCGACTTAAATTGCTGCGCGGATGTCCCTCGGGAACCCGCAAACTACCGAAAGGGGAGCCGATGCCGGAGGTTGTGACTGGCGCGGTTCCCCCGGTTGGAATGACCCCGGCCGGTAAAACGATATGGGCCGAGATGGTCCCGCGGTTGGAGGAGCTTGGGCTGTTCACCGTCCTCGACACTCACGCCTTCCAGCGTTACTGTGAAATGACCGCGCGATGGAACGCAGCCGCGCGAAAGATTCAGGACACCAACCAGACACACCTTCCGATATTCCACGAACAGACACCGGAGCAGCGCGCGGCCGGTGAACGTCCGAAGCTCAAATATCTTCAAGAGCTCCCAGAGTCCATCGAGTTTCGTCGTCTCCCAGGCGAGCTACTACGGTTAGAGCAGCAATTCGGGATGACTCCGGCCGCTAGAGCCGCGATTTCGGTATTCCCGCAGTCGAAGGACGTGCCGGAGGACATCGAATCTTTCCTTTTCGGTGGGGATGACGGTGACGCGTGAAGAAGAAAAAAAACGACGAATACGGCGGCAAATGGGACGGAACGCCGGACAACTGGGGGAAAAGCCACTATCGCGACATCCCGTGGAGCTCATTAGTCCTCAAGGCGCGAAATAGGCAGATAAACGACCTCAGGCGGGCGCAATCGGGCGACCCGGACTTCCCATATCGCTTTGATTGGGCCGCTTCAGAACATGCCGTGCGCTTCATTAGACTCCTCCGACACGTCGAAGGGGAGTGGGCCGGGCGTGCTTTTACCCTGTCAGACTGGCAGGAGTGGGACATTGTGCGGCCGATTTTCGGTTGGAAACAGCTCGACGGGCGGCGCAGATACCGAGATGCCTTCATTTCCGTTGCGCGAAAGAACGGGAAGTCCTCTCTCGTTGCGGCTATGGCCGCCTATATGTTCCTCGCAGACGCGGAGTTCGGAGCTCAAGTCTATTCGGCGGCAACGAAGGAGGAGCAAGCGCGTATCGTGTGGGATATGGCGCGAAAGATGATTGAGTTTTCGCCGGAACTAAGGGAGCACGTCAAATCCTTCAAGAAAACCTTCGTGTGCGACAGGACTGCGAGTCGGTTCATGCCGCTGGGACGCGATAGCAAGACGATGGATGGCTTCTCAGTCCACTGCGGCGTCATCGACGAGTATCACGCACACAAAACCAGCGAGATGTACGACGTCATCGACGACGCGCGAGGCGCGCGCAAACAACCGCTTCTCCTCACTATCACCACGGCGGGATTTAACGTGTCATCCCCGTGTAAAAAGGAATGGGACATCGCTTGCCGGTTGCTAGACGGAAGCCTCAAAAATGAGGCTTATTTTGCCTATATTGCCGCAGCGGATAAGCCTGAAGAGTGGCGCGACGAGTCCGAGTGGTGGAAAGCGAACCCGAACATGGGGATTTCTATTTACGTCGAAGGATTCAAACAGGACTTCCAGAAGGCTTACGCCTCACCGCAAAAGCAAAACAGCTTCAAGACCAAGCGATTGAATATATGGACGGAGCAGAACACTCGATGGATACCGATGGAGCGGTACACCGAGTGTGACGGGACGATTAGCCTGGACTTCCTCAAGGGAAAGAAATGCTTCGGAGGGTTGGACCTCGGTATTACACAGGACATTTCCGCTCTTGCTCTCGCGTTCCTAGACCCTGACATGCCAAAGGGCCAGGAGAACGTTTACCTACTCATGAAGTATTGGATTCCCGAGGTGGGCAAATTTGAACGATACAAGAACGACGGCGTGAACTATCCCGAGTGGTGCGAGCAAGGGTGGATGAGCACAACCCCAGGGGAAACGACGCGTTACGACATCATACGTCGTGACATTAATGCACTCGCGGAGGAATATGACATCGCCGAGATAGCAATCGACCGGGCTCACGCTCACGAGCTTATGCAGCAGCTTGCAGACGATGGAATGAACATCGTCAAACACGCGCAGACGCTCATGGCGATGAACTTTCCGTGTCGTGCTTTCGAGGAGTTGATTCTAGAGCGCAGATTGAGACACGGGAACGACCCTGTTCTTCGCTGGATGGTGTCAAACGCCGCCATTCTCAAAGACGGAGCGGAGAATATCAAGGTCGTAAAGGATAAGTCGGGCGACCGTGTCGACGGCGTTGTCGCAGCGGTTATGGCGATTGGGCGTCTTTTAATTGCTCCTGAACCGGCTAAGTCCGTTTACCAGTCCAGAGGTATCGTCGTTTTATGATTCTTCACTATAATTGAGCACAGGGCAGGGCATGGGATTTCTCGACCGCATCTTTTCATCGTCGAAACGACACGTTGACCCACTCAACGACGAGCGATACTTCACGGATATAATACAACAGCAATCCGCGACAGGGCTTGAAGTCACCCCAGATACGGCGCGACGTTGCGCGGCCGTTCTCGCTTGCGTTCGTGTACTCGCCGAGACCATCGCACACCTTCCCTTCGTGCTCTACAGGCGGGAAGGGGACGGCAGGGTTCGGGAGACGTCTCATCCCTTGTTCGCTTTGCTACACGACGCCCCCAATCGGTGGCAGACGTCATTTGAGTTCCGTGAAATGATGATGGGGCACGTCCTCCTCCGCGGTAACGCATACGCGCAGAAAGTCATCGACAACCGCGGCCGCGTCGTCGAGCTTGTCCCTCTTAACCCGGTCAAGGTCACGCCGAAGCTGACGGCGTCCGGGGACGTCTACTACGAGTTCAGGAAGGGGCAAGGCGCCACAATCCTCATACCTGCCGACCAGATGTTTCACCTTAAAGGATACGCTAGCGACGGACTCGTCGGAGTCTCTCCGATTGCCGAGGCGCGTGAAACGATAGGTCTCGCGATGGCGGCCGAGGAGTTCGGCGCGCGTACGTTCCAAAACGACGCGCAGCCTGGGGGAGTCCTTGAACATCCCGGTAAATTGGGGGACGAAGCGCTCGAAAATCTCCGTGGGTCAATCCAAAGACAGCACGGCGGCGTTCACAATGCGCGGAAGTACATGATTCTTGAGGAGGGCATGAAATGGACCCGAATCGGGATGAGTCCTGACGACACGCAGTACATCGAGACCAGAAAGTTCCAGTTGGAAGAAATCGCGCGAATCTTCCGCGTTCCTCCCCACCTAATTGGTCACCTCGAACGCGCCACGTTCTCAAACATCGAGCACCAGGGGCTTGAGTTCGTCACCCACACCATCCTTCCGTGGCTGAAGCGGTGGGAGCAAGCGATTTCCCAGCGTCTTATGACGCCGCAGGAGCGGAAAATCTACTATTCCGAGTTCCTGGTCGAAGGGCTTCTCCGCGGGGACATCACGGTTCGGTACCAGGCGTATGCTGTCGGCCGCCAATGGGGATGGCTGTCGGCTGACGATGTTCGTCGACTCGAAAACATGGACACGCTTCCGGGCGGGCAGGGAGAAAAGTACCTCCTACCGCTCAACATGATTGACGCCAGCAAGCTCGACGAATACCTCCTGACCCAGCAGGAAAAGTCAGAGCCAACGAGCGTCGATACTGACTCCGAGGACGACTCCAACGATGACTCGGTGGATATTGCCGAGGCTCGCGCTTGCTTTGAGGACGCCATCGAGCGACACGTTGAGCGCAATCAGGCGGGATTCGTAGGGGAGAAACCGTTCCAGCCGGTACTACGGACCACTTTTGAGCGCTTCGTCGAGAGGCTAGCAAAGAGCGGAAAGCCATTCGCCCAGCACCGAAATGTTATCAAGCAAGGTGTCGACCCGATTATAGCGGGGCTGCTACTGTTGAATGAGAGACAGGACGCGGACACGCTCGCGTTGTCGGTCGTGGAGTCATTTCTCGATAAGTGGAATGGAGAGTCACGAACGGCTGACGAGTTAAGCGACCTTATTATTGAACTGGCTAAAGAAGCGGTTCGAGTCAACTAGGGGCCACATGAGCAAAGAGATTCGGTGCTTTTCGCACAAACTGGACGTAGAGCAAAGAGACGACGGAACCTCTGCCCTTGTTGGATATGCCGCCGTATTCAATTCTCCGAGCGTCGAGATGGGGTGGGTGGATACGTTCACCGAATCAATCGTCCCAGGGGCGTTCTCTCGCTCACTCCGAGTAAATCAAGACGTTCGGGCGCTCCTAGACCATCAGACCGGCATGATTATTGCGCGCACTAAGAACGGAACCCTTACGCTCGAGGAAGATGAGATTGGGCTCAAGGTTCGTATGACGCCAGTCCCTACAGAGGACGGCAAAAAGGCGATTGAATGGGTTCGCTCGGGGCTCGTTGACGCGATGTCGTTTGGCTTCGAAGCCGTAAACGATAAGTGGGGCGTCCGTGGAGGCAAGCAGCACCGTGAGCTTCTCGACGTGAATCTTTTTGAGGTGTCCCTCGTTGCATTCCCGGCATACCCAGCGACATCAATCGGAGTCCGCTCGGCTCAATCAGTTTGGTCGGAGCGGGTAAAGGAACAGCGCTCAAACCTTGAGCGAGCAAAGAGACGCCTTACGATTCTTTCGCTTTAATCAAAGCGTCCCCCAAGATATCCAAGATTGAAGCGCTTCTTCATTCGGCGTCCGTTCCGTTGCGCCTAGTCAACCGCACAAAACAAAAATGCGGTCATAGGTCGTGACATAAAACCGACCCGTCCCCCAATCTCTCATTATCACGCTGACATCAGCGGCTCCCAGTAGTCGCGTCCGTTGTTAGACGCCGTGGTTCGTCCCCAGCGACGAGGAAACTTGTCAATCAATTAAAACAAAGGGGAAACCATGTCTAATTCACAGGAATTACGGCAACGACGTGCCGATTTAATCCGTTCGATGAAAGCTATCACCGCAAAGTGTGACGCTGAGCAACGCGACTTCAACTCAGATGAGGAGAAGGAGTTTAACGAGAAGGAAACCGAAGTAAACGGACTTAACAAGCGAATTGAGCGCGAGGAGCGCATGGTATCGCTTGAGTCGTCAGTAGCTACATCAAAAGCTGTTACCTACGAGCCAGCCGATGACACTCGTTCAGTTCAGAAGGACCAGAACAAGTCAGAGGGGCGCTCATGGGGCAACCTTGGCGAGTTCCTTCATGCCGTAGTTGAGGCAGGAACCCCAGGGAAGCGATTCGACCCACGACTTCGCGAGAGCCGAGGAGTTGGTTCCGGACTTGCTGAAAACGTATCGGCTGACGGCGGCTTCCTTGTAAACATCGACTTTGCTAACGAGCTTTTGTCGCGCGTTTACAGCTCCGGAGTTCTTGCTTCGCGAGTTCGACGGGTTCCGATTTCGGCTGGCTCGAACGGGCTCAAGGTAAACGTCATCGACGAAACCTCCCGCGCAGATGGCAGCCGATTCGGTGGCGTTCGCGCCTACTGGATGGCCGAGGCAGACGCCTACACAGCCTCAAAGCCGAAGTTCCGTCAAATGAACTTCAGCCTCTACAAGTTGGGCGCGACTGCTTACCTCACCGACGAGCTTGTTGCCGATACCACAGCGCTTCAGAGCGTTGTTGAGGAGGCATTCGTGAAGGAGCTTTCCTTCGCGCTTGACGAGGCAATCATGAACGGAAACGGAACCGGGAAGCCGAAGGGAATCCTCGCTGGTACTGGACTCGTTACGGTTGCTAAGGAAACCGGACAGGCTGCGGCTACCCTGAACAAGGAAAACCTCTTCAAGATGTACGCTCGTTGCTTCGGGGCAAACCGCCCTAACGCGGTGTGGTTCATCAACCAAGAGGTAGAGACCCAGTTGTTCCAGCTTACGCTCGGCGACAACGGAATCTTCTTCCCTGCCGGTCAGTTCGCAAATCAGCCATACAACACACTCTTCGGGCGTCCTGTGATTCCTGTTGAGAATTGTGCGGCTCTTGGAACTGTTGGCGACGTGGTTCTCGCAGACCTTAGCGAGTACCTGATGGTTGAGAAGGGTGGAATGCAAATGCAGTCTAGCATCCACGTGCGATTCCTTTACGACGAGCAGGTGCTCAAGTTCACCTACCGTTGTGACGGACAGCCAACATGGAACAGCCCGCTCACTCCTTACAAGGGAGCTGGCACGCTGTCACCATACGTGGCACTCGCTACTCGGGCCTAACTAAACGGAGGCGGGGCATCGTGATGGTGCCTCGCCTCTTACCGGACGATTATGCTTAAAACCAATTTAGTCACAGACTCCACGGTTGAACCGGTTTCGGTGTCCGAGGTGAAGAATCACCTTCGAGTGACGGACAACTCCGAGGACGCGCTTCTTGCGGGTCTCATAACCTCGGCCCGCAAAATCGTCGAACAGTTCACGCGACGCACGTTAGTTAACCAAACGTGGCGGCTATACCTCGACCAGTTCCCTTATCGGTCCACAATCGAGCTTCCCTTTCCACCGCTCGCAAGCGTGACGCACATAAAATACTACGACCAGGACGGGGCGCTGCAAACGCTTCCGGCCTCGGAATACCAGACAGATAACCGCAGCACGCCGGGACTGATTGTTCTCACGGAAAACGGAGCTTGGCCGTTGACCGAGGGAGATAAAGTCAACGCCGTGGAAATCGAGTTCATCGCTGGCTACGGGGCGACGGCGGCTGCGGTTCCTTCGCCCATACGTCTCGCAATAACTCACCTAGTAAGTCACTGGTTCGAGAACCGCGAACCTTTTGCGTCGGGCCAGATGTATCAGGTCCCTTCGACGTTTGAGATGATTCTTATGCCATACCGATTTCTGAGGTTGGGATGAGAAGCGGCGGACTCAGAGACCGGGTCACAATCCTCAAATTGAGCGTGGCTCCTGACGCGACCGGATACGAGGTCGAGACCTGGGCCACGGTTGCCGAGGTATGGGGACAACTGGTTGAGGATAAGGGGAGCGAATCGCTGCAAAATGACCGGCCAATCGCGTTCAGACGGGGCTCAGTCTACCTCAGATACAGGACCGACCTAACTCCGAAACATAAACTCAAAATTAGGGCGGTCACCTGGGACATTGAAAGCGTTCGCACCATAGAAAACAGGAGCCGCACCGAGGGGCTCGAGGTCGTGGTGAGGTCGAATGACTAAGCCGTTCATGACGATGAAAATCACCGGGATTAAGGCTGTTCGCGAGGCCCTTGACGGGCTTCCGGGTGCAATGACCGTTGCCATAAGCCGCAAGGCACTAAAAGAAAGCGCGGAGATAGTTCGGGACGAGATTTTAACACGGGTCCCGGTCGACAGTGGGACGCTGCGAGATAGCATCAAGGTTCGGCGGTCTCGAAACAACCCTAATCAGGCACAGGTCACGG